TCAAGAGTTTCTCTAGCCTGTTTGCTAATTGTTCTTTCTTTACTTCACTCTTTACTGAAATAGTTGGTGTTTCAGTGTTTGCTGCCCATAATACCGCACTACCTTCATAAAGTTTAAGTTCCGTAATTGTTCTTACTCCATCCTTACCTACGCTTGAATTTATTGTAGTAAATCCAATTGAATGCTGATTGATTAAACCTGCATCGTACATCTTCATTATATCTTCGCCTGTTTCGGTCATTACTATTGGAGTAACTGCAATAAGCATATCACCTTCTACATATAATTGTTCAGGCTTACCGATTACCGCTTCCATTTCAGCACAATGGTCAACTAAAGACCAAATTAAGTTTTTACCTGCTGGACCTCTTTCTTTTAAGGTTTTGGTAAATGCTTCAGGAACGATAATATCATTATCTAAATCTACATTACCAGTTCTTGCCCATACGGCTTTTACTCTGCGTTGTTCGGTATCTACATCCATTACTTCGTAGCCGATATCTTGTTTTTCAACAATTAAATCTTTTGATGCGTAAGTTTTCATATTTACAAAGTTATATTTTTTTTTATTATTCAAACAAGTCTGCAATTAAGTTTCCTATTTGCATACCTACTGCGTTAGTTAGTATTCCCCAAATCATTCCGACATTACCTTTCGGTGGGTTATCTTGTAGCTTTAATAGTTTGCCATTTTTATCTCTTTGAGCCTCATATCCTAAAGTACATCTGCAGTTGCAAACATCACCAGCACTTCCGCTTGAATCGCACGGATGTAGCATTAAGTCAAAACCGCCTTTTTTGTTTTGAAGTTTAAATGTTGCATCCATTGGGATTTTAGTACCATCCATATTTAGGTGGTCAAATTGGTCTCTTGGAATCCTTCTTGTCCTGTTATCCCTTGCTGCAATCCATTCTTTGACAGTTACAAGTCCTGTACTTGTTGCACCAACCATTGAACCGATATTGGCAGCCCTTCCAGTCTCCGTTCTTGCTATTAACTCTGCTCTATAATCCGTAATACCTGCACCCCTTAATAAAACTATTGTTTCAGGTAGTGTTAGGTTTTGTTCAGCTGATTGTACTAAATATCTTCGGATTTGGTCTTTAGTTGTATTCGTTATGTCGGATGCTAATTGGTCAAGTCCTTGCGTTTGCAAATACTGAAGGATAGTATAAGCAAACAAATCGGTCTCCGCTGATTTAACTTCCAATGCCTCGTAATGCCCCTTTACAGACCTTTTAACGACCTTACTACTAATTTGAGCCATCTTTACACCCATAGCCAAATGCAGCTTTTGAATGGTCTTTTTAATGGCTTTATCACTAATTGCGTTATAGTCTAATGTACGGCAATAGGTGTTCACCTGATTTTGTAGTTCTTTTTTGAACTTCGGTGAATATTGTTTTAATGCGTTGGCATATAATTTTTTATAATCTTGCCAAATCATTTTATGGATTTAGGTTATCAGGAATATTCAAAGGTTGGAATTGGTCAATAGTTTGCAATCCTGTTGGAATATAAAGTTTCTCTAATTCCTCTTTAGGTATATAATCAGGCACTTCAATATTCATTATATCTAACTTTTGTTTAGGACTAATCCACCACGCCTTATCTAGCCAATCAGTCTGCTCGGATTTATTTGCTTCTAATTCTCCGTAAACTGAAAGGTCGTAATCAACATAAAGATTTGTTCCTTTATAACCCCAGTCCGTGTGTAGTTTCCTATTAAGGTTTTCAGTCAATGAGTTAAGTAATGGGATGGCACAACGAAGTGTTAATGCCTTTTCCCCTTCTCTTTGATTGTTATATGTCTTTGAATCGCTATCGTTTAAAAGTTGACTAGGTACTCCGTAGATATTACAAAGTGCTTTTAAATCCCATTTTTCCGATTCAATGATATTAAGTTCCACAGGAGAAAGTCCGATTTGTTTCCAATCTACTTTATATCCTGATACTGCAATAGAGTTAAAGTTAGCTGAACCGCCCTTTTGACTTACTGCGGTTTTAAGTGCCTGTGCTTGTGCTTGACCACTTGTAGGGTCAAACCTTTCATCGTTCATAAATAAAACTCCAGCAGGTCCACCATTTTGGAATGATGCAACGGAAGCGGTTTTAGCTTCGTTACTTCTTGTTAAGTTTTTGGCTGCTGCTCGTAGCGGTGATTGTCCGTATAACTGTCCACCTGTAACTCCCCATTGCGGATTAAAGTATTTATCGTGTAAGATTTCTTTTGTATCAAATGACCACATTTGTCCGTAATATAACTGATACCCAGCTCTTGTTGGGGGGAACACATTGATATTTGCAATGATAGCCATATACTGACTAGGCAAAGCAAATAGTTCAAATGGTTTACCTTGATTGTTCCCAGCTTCAATAAGTTTGCCATAAATAAAAGAATTACCTGTTATCAATTTAAAACCGCACCATTGTTCAACTAAATCACTCCAGCAATCTTCCTCATTAGGATATTTAAGCAACTCGTTTAAGCGTTGGTCTCCTGTGTAAAGTTCGTATGCCTTTTTATGTAAAGTCTCAAGTTCTTTTAAGTTGATGTCTTTTTGTGCAGCTAAAGATTTGTATTTCTTTGCAGCCTTTTCATCCACAACCTTATAAACGTGGAATGGTGCAATTTTAGCTTTGTCGGTAATTAGTTTAATGATTGAATAAACTATATCGTTTGCTACATATCCATCATCAACAAAACTTCTTTGGTCTGCTCCTTGCCAAGTAACGATACCCCTTTCAATTGCTATTTGGGAGTTCATCGGAATTGTTGGAAATAGTGTGTTAATCTTCTTTTTAGTGAAGATGTCAAATAAACCCATATTATTAGAATTTAAACAAAGTTAAAGAAATTTAAGTTAAAATACACTTACTGAAAATTTAGGTTTGGTTAAATGCGTAAATACTGCGTATCGTGAAGCATCTAAAGCATCATCATTTGCTTTAACAGGTTCTTCAATTACATTATCATTTTTATCCTTTTTCCATTTGTAAGACATAAATTCCCTTTTTAGATTTTGACTATGAAAGTGAATGTTTATAGGATAAGATTTCATTTTAACTATTCCTGCCCATACATCTTTTTGAGCAGGTTTAATATTAAACCCTTGTCGGTAAAGTTCCTCTATTGATTTAGGTTCTGCTGCATCTGCGTAGATGGTTGCTCGTTCAGGCACTTTTTCTTTTATCAATCTTGTTAGGTCGGATAAAGTTAATCCGCTTTGATAAATGATTTCCTCAAAGTAGTTTTCCCCTTCGTGATGGGTAACCTTTATTAATGCAGCTGGATGCACATAACCAAAGTCAAGCCCATAGAATACATCTCCTTCAGGTGCGGTGTCGTATTGTTTCCATTGGGTGTAGATAAGTTCTTTTGCTGCACCTCTTTGACCTAACCCGTAAACCTTCCACATAAAGTCATCAGGTAGGTTTTTATACTGCTCAATGTTTTTTATTTGTGATTCGGATAGATTTGGAATGTTATTTAGGTAGGTAGAATGGATGCGTTTGTTTTCAGGATTGTCGGCTATTTCGTAAACCCAATTAACAAAGTCAGCAGGATTCCAATCAAGAAATACCTTGCCTGTGGTTCTCATTAGTAATTGGTCGTATAAAGTTCTTTTGATTAAGTTGGCTTCGTTGATGAATAGCACATCCCTTGCTGGTCCTCTTGCCTTGCTTTCATCTTCTAGTCCAAACAGTTCAATGTAAGACCCATTTGGGTAAGTGTATATAAAATCGGAAAAGCTAAAGTCATTGTCTTGCCATAAACCCCAATTCTCCATTATGCTTTTAAAATCCCTATAAACTCCACGTTTGATATGTGGAAGGGAATGCGATACTATTGAAATCCTAGTCTTTGGATTGTTGTAGGCAATCTCAATTAGTAACTGAACAATGGAATAAGACTTTGAACTCCTTGTGCCACCTTCATTGCAAATGACAGGATAGCTGCCTTCGTATGCTCTTTTGTTGGCAAAGAATACTGGTGTTGCATTAATCTTCAATTGGTTTGCATCGGTCATCTTCTTGTATTACTATTTGAACGCTACCTTGTATGTTTGCGTTTATGTCGGTTGTTTGTTTTGCTCTGCCTTCTAGTCGGTCAAGTATTTCCTGATAAGCCCTTAAATCAGATTTCATTGCCTTTGCAATTATCTTCATATCTAGTTGTTCAGCTATTGTAAACTCCTCATCTTCTCCTGTAACAGGGTTACGCACTTTGGTAACAAGTTGTAGTAAACGCAATAGTCTTGTTTTACTATGTTCAACTCCTTTAGGTTTCCCTGCTGGGTTTCCTGATACTCCCTTTGGGAATGGTGTTAAGTTTTGTGGATTAGGCATTATCGTTGTATTATCACTGAATTACAAAGTTACACCACAATTCGGACAAGTCGCACCACCTTTGGCATTGTCCTTTGGTTGTTCTATATCATTTGCGAATGCTGGTATGTCTAATCCCCAATTATCTAAATCTTCAATGTTCCATTCGTTTGCCAAAGCATCCCATTCCCATTCGCCATATCTGACATTATCTTTAACAATAAATTCTTTCTTTTGTGCCTCACTTAAATTGTTAGCGTGGATTACAGGTACATCGGTAAGCCCAGCTTCTAAACAAGCCTTTAGTCTCATATTACCACCTAATACCATATTGTTTTCATCAATAACTATTGGTCTCAATTCAAGCATTTGGGGGAAATCTTGAATTGACTTTACAAGTTGTTTAAACTTATGGTCTTTGCAAATTCTTGGGTTATTAGGATTTGCTCTAATTAAATTAATATTCATATTGCCATTTATAATTTTGTACTAAATTGACTTCCCCCCTGCAACAAGAACAAATATTACCTCTATTAAATCCTGTTTGCCTTGATGCTTCGTGAGCAGATTCAAATATATTTACAACCTCGTTTGTTATTGAATTTATTTGTTTTACTTTTTTTCTAGTTCTAATTGCTATATAATCAAAGTTAGGTTTAAATAAGCCATTTTTCAGTGCGTGTCTAGTGTTTTCGCTTTTAGTTATAAACTCTAAATTTTCTAAAGTATTATTAGCTTTATTTCCGTCTTTATGATTTACATCTAATTTTGATTCTCCTATCCAATTAATAGCAACTAATCTATGAACTGTTTTTGTACTATGTTTCCCATCTTTGCAAAGAGTAACTATTTTATAGTTGGATTTATCACTTGCTGCCTTTAAAATCCTATTAGTAATTAGACTTTTAATATTGCCTTGATTACTTGCTTGGTACAAATTTTCGTACCCCTTTATGTCTTTAAATTGTTCCATAATGCAAATATACGACATTATTGTGAACTTCTAGGATTGTTTGGGTTTGGTTTGATTTCGTTGATTAACATTATCGGTTCTTTGTTGGTGTTCTTATTGATGCAGTTTGTGGCACTTCTTTTTTATTTAAGTCTTTAAATCCTAACAACTTCGCACATTGGCAACATTTTACTTCGTGTTTTGGCAATTGTGATTCCCATACATAATCGGTGGTAATCCCACATTTGCACTTGTATTCTCTTTTACAAAATGTATCTTTCATTATCCTTGTCTATTGTATGGTTTTGTTGGTTTGTCTTTCGGTCCGTTACTCTTTTTGTACTTACCTTTTTTTCTTGTGCCAAAGTTTACCTTTCCAGCTGCGTTTAGTTTCGCCATTATTTATACTTTTCAATTAATTCGTTAAGTTCAGTTCTTGACCATTTCTTTATGAGCCTGTGTTGGCTTTCTAGGTGTAAAACCATTCTTTCGCCTATCTTATCAATTAGGTTTCTACGATACCCTATCAGGTGGAATTGGTCAAAGCCATTGCAAGATTTACATTCTCCGTTGACATTGTACTCATCAAATCTTAATGCTGAACTACCCTTAACAGGAACATAATGCCCAGCATCCATAACCTCATAATCCTTTACCTGACCGCAACTAATACAAGTAAAATATCCATCTTGACTATCTCTAGTCCTAATGTAGCGGTTAAATATTTGTTGAGCCTTTGCGGTTAATCTTGGTATTGATTGTAAAGCCATAATGCAAATTTAGGGTTTTATAGTACGAAAAACAACTATTCGGTCTTTATGGGTAAATCGTTTCTTATTGACTGGGTTTAATGATTGTTTGATTTGGTATTCGTTTACACCTGTTATTCTTTTAGCGTAGGATATAGATTTAAATATTATTTCTTGTTTATTGTCTAGGTATATCATTCTCACTTGTTGTGCGTTCTCGTGTCCTTTCATATTCTGCTATGTCGTTTAGTAATTTTGTTAATGGTATTAAAAATCCTTTTGAACTGTTGTTATCACCTCCATTTTTAAGGAATAAGTTTTCTTTATAGTAAACCCTACAAACTTGTTTTAGTGCTTTTGTTGGGAATATAAAAGATATATCAAGTTCATCTATTCTATAAATCCAATACTCTGCGGTGGTGGTTGCTAATCCGCTGGGCTTATTTCTTGATTCATATTCAAAAAATAAGTTTCCTGTTTTGTGTATTAGCCTATCGTTTTTTACTTCAATATGTTTACCATCAGAAAACATATAATTTATTAAATCTTCGGCTTTTTCACCAAAGTTTAGGTCATGTGTAAAGCTGGATGAGTATTTCATTTTATTAATCGTTTTATTTCGTAGTATAAATCAAATGTTCCCAATATCATTATGGCTAAAATAAAGCCTATAAATATCCTTGTAAACTCAAATATTAGTTTAAATATTTCTTTCATCGGTTTATTATTTTATAGTAAATAATTTTGATTCCTTCCCAAATTAGTATTGTTAGTATTATTTTCATAGTTGGTTATTAAAGTGCATCATTAAAGTATATTTTTTGCATTGCTGCCTCATTGTTTCCTCATCAATTAGCATATCATCAGGTTTCTTTGATTGTGCTAAAAATACTGCCCTTACTTTG